TCTTGGTAACTTATTCTAGAAGTACCAAACATTTTACTTTCCATCATTGGTTGTTCCTTGGGTTTTGCTTGAAACTGATAGTCTCGTTTGTCTAAATTGCTCTTTCCGATGTTTTGCACATCAAAATTTAATAAGCGATTTTTAGCAAATTTTCTAAATGATCTTATAAATTTGTATGCATTGTGATGTGTGGTATTTGAATCGTCATCTACTAGATCACCACTAACTTGTACTACAACACCATCATCTATATCTAAAGTAATTGTAATAGTACCAAGCGGTTCGCCATCTTCAGTATATTCAAACTCAAAGAATCTAGCACGTGGTATATCAGCTTTTTTACTTAGTACTGCTGCATTTTCGTCTCCCATTTTAATATCAGTGAAACGAGTTTGTATTTTGCCATAAAGGTCTAAAGCAATTTTATCTAAGTTGTTATCCATTATGTATTCCTCATAGTTATATTTATTTCAATGTGTGGTTAATTTCGAGTATTGCTAGAAGATTTTTGATTAATGAGTAGATATAAAAATTGGTAATGGAGTTTCCCAGTCTTCGTCATATTCTCCTTCGATCCGCATTCTATCAAATACTTTTGGATCCCACTCTGCTAAAATAACAGTCATTCGTACTATAAGCAATAATGCCGATACTAAATCGTCATGTTGACCTGTTTTACCTTTAAAACTAATGCCATGTGCAATAAATGTTTTTAATTCACTAAGTAACGGTCTGCTGTTGATTGTCATTTTATCTTCTTCGATAAAGTATTTTAATCTAGAGCATGCTGATATTTTACTATTAAATGTAGTATTAAATCCTTTGAGGAATTTACGAACATGGCCTTTTCTACCTGGCTCACTTACAAATAATCCCGGAAACGATTCTTCCCCTAAATTCTCTATTACTACTAACGCGCTTTCGCCCACTGTATTATTTTCTACTGACCAATAAATTGAATTGTATTGATCTTGTCCAATTTCATCTTGTATATATTTTAATATATCTCTAAATAACTTAACCTGGCTTTGTATAGGAGTGATGTTATGATGCCACTCAGCAACTTGTGTCATTGATGGCAATTCAAATACTTCGATTGCTGCATAGTCTCCGCCTGTGCCTAAACTAGGATCTAACGCTACTAGATATAAGTTTTCCGAAGTTGGTTTTTTATACCATCTCACTTGCCCCATTTTTAATATTGGTTCTTTGCCTACCATATCTGCTAGCTTAATACTGTTAACAAGTGTTTCTTCGAATACTAAAAATTCGCACCCATACTCACGTCTAAACTTTTCTTCACCTATACGTCCAAGTTCGTTCTTTTTCCATTCTTCATCTCGATCCGGGTGTTCCCACCAGTTGGCTTTAAAACCACAGAATCCGTTGATACCAATTTTATCTAGCTTTTCATTACCGTACTCATCAAAAAAGTTTTGGCTTTCTTTCCAGAGTATAGCAAATTGATCTTCATCACTATTAGGAGTAGATGTAATAATGCATCGACCACCTGTTGCTAGTGTAGGCGAAATAGATGTCCAAAATTCAGTAGCAATATTTGGTTGTAAAAACGCAAACTCATCGCAGTATAGTAACGAAATACTCATACCTCGACCAGTAGTACCGGTAGTGGTTTGACTTACAATACGTGATCCGTTATCAAATTCCATCGATCCTTTATTATAACTAACAACCCCTGCTCGTAAAAAATCCGGACATAATTCGTATCCGTATCGTATACGTTGCATAATCTCTTGAGCGCCGGTATATTTATGAGCTGCGATTAATATAGTTTGATCTGGATGAAACATGGCATACCATAATAAGTATGCAGATGCACATGTTGTTTTTCCACTTTGTCGTGGTAACATATTAATATTAAATCGATACGAATGATAACAATTTAATAATCGATTCTGATAATCAAATGGTTCAAATAAAAGTTTGCCTTGTACCGGATGTTGAATATAAAAGAAATGTTTTGCAAAGTATATATAACCATTATCTGGTTGTGAACACATCTGCAAATCGGTGATTTGTTGTTCTGCAAATTTTTCAGTCTTGTGTGCCTTCTTAGTAAGCACCCCGTCTAACGATTTAGCTGCCATAAATTATCCTTTTTTGTCATAATCGTATTTACAAGAAAAAGCGGACATGATGTCCGCTTTATGAATGCAGTATACAACAGGTAAACGTATTATCTACTTCTTTTTTGATAAGGGTTACCTTGATCAATTGTTTTAGAAGATTCTTGCAATTTACGAGTTTTAATATCGTTATACAATGACGATAAGTTATGTACTAATGATTCGTTACGCATATTCCATGGATTACCACCGCCTGCTTGTTTAGGAGCTTCGTCACCTTTGCTAAACATGTCATCGCCTGTCGTAGTAACTGCGTCAATACCGAATGTAGTTGGGCCTGCGTCGCCATGTGCTGAATTTTTATAACTATCGTCAATTACCATTTCTGCATCTTCGGAACCAAATAATGCATGTCCGGCATCGTCGCCCGACATACGAGGCTTCATGTCATGGTGACCACTGTGATCATCGTGGTTGTCAATACCTTTTAAAACATCCATTAAATCGCGAATGCCTTCAGCTCCTTTGCTATTAATAGTAACGTTCATTGTTAATGAATCATCAGGTTGTGATTGGTTAGTCATTCCCATAATTGCTGCAGGAATTCCCATACTTTCGTCACCGCATTCGCCCATTTCGCATTCAACATCCCGACCTTCTTGGATGTTTTGTAATTTGTGTGCTAACTCTTTAAAGTTCATTATTTTTTCCCTGTAGTAGCAGTTGGCAGTGACACTTGTTTAGAGCCAATTGGACTAATTATTCCCATCTTTTTATCAGATTTTGCAACTGCTAATGTTTTCTCAACAGGTGCTTTTTTTGCTAACAATTTATCGTTAACACCTGTATATTGATCGCCTCGGTGTTTAACTTTTCCTAATTCTTTTAATAATGCCATAGTGCGTGCTTCACCAACTAGATTTTGATTATTCTCTTTGTCATAATCTTTACCTAAGAATGCTTCACCGGTTTTTTCATCGTGCTCATGATTAATTTCAGTTTCTTGTTGTTCGTTACGGTTACGTACTTTTACACAGCACTGTGATATACCTAATGATTCAGAAGCTAGATCTCGAAGTTGATGACTAGTAGCTGGGTAAGTTAATACTACATCATATACTGTAACATTAATATTTTTATGTTCAGGAAAGTCGTATTGCGTTTCTTGAATTGGAGTACGCACGCCTTCCGAAAACGATTCAACAGTAAATCGGTCTAATGCAGTTTTAAGTTTATTAATATCACAATCAGTAGGTTCGCCTGCAATTTTAATTTTAAATTCGTAAACTTGGGTTGATTCTAATAAGTGTTGTCTAAATGATTTCATAATGTATTCCTGATAGTATATTTATTTCATATTCTTCAATTTTTCGATAAGACTATTTCTGTCCGTAACGATAAAGCCGTCACCTGGAATATTAATACCACTATCTTCTTGATGTAAATCGCTGTCTAATTTTTGTTTTTTAAGTTGCAACTCGATCATTTTAAGTTTTTTATCTATCTTTGCTGATTTAGCATCGATTGCATTCTTAAGCATACTTGCTGCTACTTCAAAGACTCGACCGCTATATCTTGCCTCAACGTTCATTCCTAAATCCATTAAGTCATCATATGCATCCGTAGCTCGTTGTGATAATGCATCAAATTCAGAATCACTAATATCACCTAATCCTTTTACTTGAGGCAATGCTGCTGAAATTTTATCAAATTCTGACATTTCTCTAAATAACGGAACTGTATCAACTGGAACAGGTGGTTTTATTCTTTCTTCTGCTATAATAACTTTACTTTCTGGAAGATTTAGAAGTTCTTCAAGTTTCTTCATGGGTTGTCCTATATAATACTAATTTAGTAACATGCTTGTTACCTTGTAAACTGTATTTATTTACCTTTCCCATTCCAGAAGAGATCATTTTCGTTAATAACTCTAAACACAATGCTGTTTTGTTTACAGTAAGCAGTTGCAGCTGCCCATTTTGCTTGATTCTTAACAAATTGAGATTGGTTGTATTTGTTCTTACCGACGCGTTCTAATATATGTTGACTTGCAGGTTTAATTTCAATTAACTCGTTATGAAGCTTATTGTGTTTATCTACATATTGAATAAAAAAATCAGGTAAGTAAATAGTGTTTCGATTAGTTAATGGATCTCTATATGGAATAGTAATTGCTTCACTTGCCCATTTTATTACACTTGGGTTTGAATCACAAAAATTCATAAAACTCCATTCCCACGAACTTCGATAGTACGGTATTTTAGTGCCAACATACTTATCTGGATTAGATGTTGTAAATTTTCCTTTTGCAAATTTACGGCTGCTCATACTAGTATATTTCTTGATTCAAATGTATTTTCTAAAAATTTAATTATATATCCAAGTAAACTAGTTGGTTCTCTATATGAGTTTAAAATTTGTGCAACTACTTGATTTAATTGTAACGACGGTAGTGATTTAAGTGATTCAAGTAGCGTAAATACCGGTACATTATCAAGGCGTGCTTGATTTAAAAATACAATACCGGTTGCTCTTGCACTGTCTATATCAAAATTACGTCGTTGAAAGAATCCAATCACTGCGTCAATTTCTTCACTAGGAAAGGTTACTTCAGTTTTATGAAACTTGTCAAAGAACGATTTAACTTCACGTAGGCTGCTAGTGTCATTATTATTTGGTAAGTTAGTAGTCATAGTATTTCCTTTTATATATTATTAGCGTACTTTGCTGTACTAGGAGTAGTTGCAGTATTTGCAGTAGTTGCACCGGTGGTAGAAATTGGTACTCCGGCAGTATTAGTCGTTGCAGTCGATGCAATATTAATACCTGATCCGTTATTTTGTGCAGACGGAGTTAACGATGTTGCCGATGGTGATTGCTTAATAACTTGTTTAATAATAGACGTTGGTATAGAATCGGTTGTGCCGACCGAAGATGCAAATGACGGATACGATGCAGTATTAGCAGGAAATTTGCTAGATAACGGAGATGGCATCCAGTCATAATGCACAGCTCCAAATCCCTCCATTTGGCCGTCGTCGACAAATCCGGTATTATATAATACCGACTCGTATGCTAATTTCATATCAATTGAATGTGATTCGCCTAAATGA